TTATAAGTTGTATTAAAGACGGAATTTGTAAGTGTAGTAGCCATATTTTATATCCTTAAAGTGTTATCACAACTTTTATATCTTCTGTTTGATTAGCTGATCTAGTTACTGGCGCTCTATTTTCTATATATAGTACTTTTCCGGAAAGTTTGTTAACGTCATCTCGTGTAAATGCATCAGAGTCTGCGTCAGTTCCTTCTACAACAAGTGTGCCAGTTTGACCACCACCAGAAATACCTTCTTCTTCTTGAAAATCTAAAAATCCAGTATCTTCTGTTTGATGAAAATATAATTTATCGCCAGCAACTTCATCAACTAAAGCTTTAGCACCAGAGGTTCCACCTGTTATTGTTGCATCTAAAAAGCCAACATTTGCTGCTGATTGCAATTTTAAAAATCTTAAAACTTTACCACTTGAATTTGAAAAATCAGAGTCTGTAGTAGGTTTTTTAGGATCTCTTATTAAAGCAACTTGTCTAAAATTTTGACCTACTATAAAATTGCTATCTTCAATTCCATTTGGTTTTGTATTAAACATTAATGATGTTGATTTAAATTCATCTCTTGGATCATTACCCATTCCACTATCTGGTCCTAATATTACACGCGCAGTGGTATTTGAACCGCCACCACCAGTAAATGATACACTAGCAAAATTATATCCTTGACCCATTGTAAGGCCACTATCAGCACTTGAATCTAATTCTATCTTTGTCACAGTTCCGCCAGATACAGTTGCAGTTGCTGCTGCTCTAACCCCATCACCATTTATATTTACAATAGGTGCACTAGTATATCCTGAACCACCGTTTGTCACACTGATACCAATAATTTGGCCTGGAACAGCTGCGTTTTGTATTAAAAGTTGCTGATCTTCTAAAACTGTATGAGCTCTTCCTAGTGTAGCTGAATCTAATATTTTTTCGACTGGTACAAAATTTGCTGAAAGAAATTTATTTGCTCTTGTTGCACTCAATGTATATGAAAACTTCCAAACATAACCATCTGCATTTTTAAAAGCTTTTACAGATGTTCCTGTTGGCTTAACTGTAGAAGTAGTTGCTGCACCAGTTGACGATTTTCCTTGCTGTAAACACACATATACTTGGTTATCTTCAGTAAGAACGTAATAGCTGTTTACTGCTGGAATAGATGCTAAATTGTCGTCATATGCTGAATATATTGCGCCAGAAGACCAATTATATCTTGGTATAGTAAAAGTTACATCATTTGCAGATTTTATTGATTGTAATCCAGCTCTTAAATTTCTTATAGTTCTAGGTGTGTCTGTAACTGTAGGAATGTTTTCGCTATCATCCCATTGCTCGGATCTACCTATTCCTATATAATACCTATGTGTTGATGCTGAATCTGAAAAAGAAACTTCATCAAATACGGTTTGAACTATTTGTTTCTTAAAAGAGTCTGTAATTATCGCTGCCATATCTTATTCCTTTATGCTACTGTCACTTCACCTTGATTACCTATAAGAGACCAGTTTGATCCATCCCATATACAAGTACATCCATCATTTTGTGCAAGTGCAAACGTTGTTCCTTGTGAAAAATTTGAAGGAGTCACAGTCATCACACCTGCTCCTTTATTTGTAAATATTTTGTATTCTCCAACAGTGGTTCCATTTGCTAAACTTACAGCAAGAGGCGAACCTTTATTTCCTATTATATATGTTACAGCACTATTTGCTGCGCCGTTTGATGTAATCGTAGTTGATGTAAAAGATGCTTTTGATAGACTAACAGACCCAGTTCCTTTTGCTGCAAGACGTAAATTTAAATTTGATCCGGAACCAGTTGCTGATATTGTAGGACCCGTTATTGACGCACCATTTGCAATTGTTATTTCATTTACAGCATTTGAGTTTGCAGTTATTTTTATAATTTCGTTTCCATTTACATCATTTATTGCAGTGCCAATTATTGGTGAATTTATAGTTGGTGTGGTTAAAGTTTTATTTGTTAAAGTGTCTGCTGAAGTTCTAGCAACTAAAGTGTCTGCACCAGAAGGAATTGTAACTGTACCACCATTTATTATAGATGCTATTGTTGGTGTAGTTAAAGTTTTATTTGTTAAAGTGTCTGTGGTATCTTGTAAAATAATTGTACCAGTTGCATTTGGCAAAGAAATTGTTCTATCTGCAGTAGGATTAATTGCAATCAATTTTGTTTCATGAGAGTCTGTACTTGTTCCTTCAAATTGTATAGTACCAATAGTACCTGAATCTTTTAATTTAACTAATTCACTAAGTGTAGAGCTATTTCCTCCAAGTTGTGTATAAATTTCTTGAAAATTAGCATTTATCTTAGTTCCTGCAGAACGTAAGGTATCGCCTGTTCCATCGTTCGCTGAAGAACCTATGTTTATATTTTGTCTTGTCATTTTCTATCCTACTTATAGTGTTATTTATACTAGAAAGACGAGTCAGTAACTCTTCTAGTAAATATTTCATTATCCATTGTCTCTAATGTTAATGAGAAATCAGGTGTAGCATTTTCATCACTATCTCTAATACTACTATCATCAAATGTAAATGAGTTTGGTGTAATAATTTGTTTTACAGTGTGATAAGTTGTATCAAGATCGCTTAATGAAAAGTTTTGGTAATCACTAACAAGTTCATTTAAATTAGACTGTCTTACATTACTACCTTCTGAATCGATTAATACAGTTGATTGCACAAACGGTAACGTTGCAGATAATATTGCTTCTGATATTATTACAGGATCAGCTGCAGAATCTGGTACTGATATTTCTCCAATTGGAGAAGTTATAGCTTCGGTATCAGAAACAACTTGTCCTGCAAAAAAGAAACCAGATGGATGCACAAACTTTTTATAAAGCTCGCTCCATGTATCTACAGATATTTCTGTTTTTATTAATAGTCCAAAAGTTTGAAACAGTTCATTATTTTGTATAAATTTTATTGAATCAACTCCAATTTGACTTGCTGAATCTCCAATAATAAACATAGATTCTTTACCATATTCAACTTCAGCTCTTTGCTGAAAGAATAATCTAAAAAATTCTTCTAGTGAAAATCTACTGCCTTTTAGTCTTGCAAGATCAGCTAATCTAGTTAAAGCATAACGCCTATCAGTAAAATTTTCTCCTGTTTTTAAACCGCCACCTAACTCACTAACTAAATTATTAAGTAAGTTTGCTGGCATTTCTTTTATATCTTTTTTAGCGAAAAACTGCTGTGCATTGCTTCCAAAGGCATGTGTTCCATCAGCAGAATCTATAAAATTGTAATATTTTTCTAAAAATGTAACTAAAGTCGGAAATTCAGAAGTATAAAACTCAGGTAGCGCTTCTCTTACTTTTCTATTTTGAAAAGATTTAAATCTTCTTTTACTTTTATAATCAATTGACATTTATATACTAACCGCTGTATTTTGAAAATCTAAGACCGCTCTTGATGATGATGCTGTATCAATATCTAATATGTAATTTCTTAAAGGTCTTATAGTATTCTGATTTGCTGGAAATACTGATATACTTATTTCACTTCCTTCAAATGCAGTTGGCTTAAATCCTACTAAATTAACTATTCCAGTTAAATTGTTATAGCTTCCTATATTATCAACTTCAATAGTGCCATCTATTGATATTATTTGTAATTTTGTAGTTCCTACTTTATTTTTTATAAAGCAAGTTTGAGAATTAAAAGTAAATTGAGAAGTTGTTAAAGACGAAATTGTATCATCTGGTTCAGCTAAGGAAACTGGAAATGATATAGTATAAGATAAAGGTATATTAGCAGTTGGTACAAAACTTTGTTTTAACTTAATTTCCATTTTAGAGTTTAAAATTGATGGATCTAAAGCGTCTATAAGAGTTAATAAATTAGACCTTCTAAAAACTTTATTAAATTTTTTAAGATTAGTTGTAAAAAAATTGTTTATTGTATTTTGAACTTGTGTTTGAAGAGCTTGTGAAGTTGAACCTGTTAAATCTGGATCTAAATTAAAGGTAGTTGAAATTTCTAATAAAGTTGTTACAGGATCTACATATTCTGTATTTATCGACATAATTGCCATATTATCTGTAAGGTCTGTTTTAATTCGGTCTTTAACATTTTGTTGTCTTGATGCGCTTACACCTGCTTTAAATTTTAAACCAATATACGTTATTCCGTATATTGCTGGTACAGAATCTGCTCCACTATATGATGTTACATCATCTAAAAATCCGCCATAGTTTGATTGTATTTGAGCTTTATAGTCTTCTGCAGTTACTAATCTTCTTTGAGAAGTAAAAGCTATAGGAGCGTTTTGTCTTATAGACTCAATGCTTTCTTTGTATGCGCCTCCAGCAGAAGCAGCCTCAGTTGTTGTCACAAGAGTATAATCTACACCATTAATAGTCACATCTGATGATGGGGAAAATGAAGAAGCATTATTTGCAACTGTGCCTTGTGTTGATAAATAATCGATTACTATTTTATTACCAGCAACTGGTGCTTTTCCTGTAGTTGTGCCATCGCCAAATATTATTTCGTAAAATCCATTTGGAACTTCTTTTATTTGAAAAAACTTTGAATCATTATTAATTCTTAATGCACGTTGTATGTTAATATAAGTATCAAATGAAGATGAACTTGCAGTTGGAAAAACTCTTACTCTTATAGTTGAAGTATCCATTGTAATATCTGGAATTACATATATTTGATTATCAGCTATGTCACCTACAAAAAAAGTTTTAGTTTTTTCTATACCTTCAAAAACTGGTATAGCAACTCCGTCTGTAGAATTTAAAAACTGATATAATCCTGTTCCATCGTCTGTGGCTATAAAATTTTCTCTTGTTTGAAAAGTGTATGAAATATCTCCAACACTTGACGTAAATGATGTGCCTCTTGGCAAAGTTATAAGAGTCGGTCTTGTCTCTGCTGATACTTGAACTGCAAGATTTAAGTCTGCTTTTGATGAAGAATATGATTTTGGAACGTATCCTAATCCTTCTGCTAATGATGCTACAGAGCTTCGAAGTTGCGCTGTGTTTATAAATGATTCGTTAAGAGCAAAGTTTGCATTTAAACCCATAAAATGTGTATTATATGCCAATACATCTAATATATTACTTAAACCTGATGCTTCAAAATCGTAATCAGCAAACTCAGTTTGTTGCTTTAAATAATCTTTTAACCTACTTTTAATAGTGTTAAAATCTAATTGAGTTGATCTAATAGTTGTTGCCATTTATCTTAACCTCGTTAAGTTCACTTGTGTACTTTCAATTTGTGATGTATTAATCATTTTAAAAGTAATTGTGACTTTTATTTCGTGTGAATCATCGCGTAAATTTGTATCAATATTTAATATTTGAATTCTTGGTTCGAATATTTCAACTGCTTGTATTATTTGTTCTCTTAAATCTTCGTCATCAACATCTGTGTTTAAAGCAAAAAGAAAAGAATTTAAATTACCACCAAATCTTGGTTGAAAAGGCTTTTCACTAAAGTTTGTTAATAATAAGTTCTTAATTGCTTGTTTAACAGAAGCAGCATGTTCTTTTTTAAAAATATCACCAGAAGCTTTTTTTGTGAAAGTTAAATCAATATCTTTATAAGTTTCAGTTCTACTTGAAACTAAAGTATTAGTTCCTATATTACCATCTTCAATTGAAAAAGCTCTTGTTGGCATTATGTTTCCTTTTGATCTATTTATATAAGTTATGCGTCAACAGTTGTTCTTAATACCTCTAATAATTCATTTGTAACCTGATTAATATTATTATATCTTGTTTCTACATTATTATTAAATGTAACAGTCCAAGGTGATATTACTTCAGGCATTACTAATATAATTTGAGCATTAAGTGTGCCATCTGGATTATAATTATCGTAATCTAAAATCATTTTATCAAATTGTATATTATCTTTCCAATATACAGCTAAATCAAATGTTTTTTCTATAGCAATTTTGCCGTTTAATCCAATTAATTCATATACAACGGCTAAACCTCTAGACATTAAGTAATTTAATCCGTCACTAACATCTAAGTTTTCACCGGGTTCTGCTCTATATAATCCTTCAACAACTTGTAATCTAAAATCTTTAAATTCTTTTGTTGAATCTTGAGAATTAATTGTTTTCATTGCTTCTGCATGTAATACATATTGCTTTGCTAGTAAAACTTTTTGATTGTCATCTGTAATATGTGTCAGTGTTACAGGATCGTTGTCACCGCCAAGAAACTTTGCCATTGATATTCCAGACGCAAGTTTTGTTTTACTTGTTATTGAATCTTGAAATACTGGATTGTATTTTTGATCTACCAATAAATCTACTGTTGAAACTGCCATTGTTATGCCTTATATAATTTAGTTGAGTTTTGACTTCTACCTAATTCGTCATTTCCTCTTCTTGCTGCTGTTTCTTTACCAACTATTCTACCTGTCGATAATGGTGAAAGCCTTGTAGCAAAAGGTGATATTGTCCCATCTGATATAAGAGCTGAAATAAACGTAGTGTTAC